GAATTCTTTAGTTGATAAAGAACCAAATACTTTACGTACCAATGGAAGAGCTACACCAGCCCATTGTTCACCTTGTCCTACTGTAAATGTACCACCACCTACGTTTGTAGAAGATTGCTCAACAACTAATTGTTTAGCTTGGTTTTCAAGGATCATAGCCATGTTGTTTTTATCAACTTCGCTACCAAGACCCTCTAATAGACCCGTTTTACCCCATTTTAAGGACATACGAGCTGCGTCGCTTTGTAAGTTTTTCCAACTTCCAGCTGCGCTTTCGAGTAATGAATTAATACTTGACATTGTTTTTGTTTTTTTGTTTTTAGTTTAAATTAAATTAATCCAGCCAATTTTTGCATACGTAAGAATGCATCGTTTGACTCTACGATTGGTTTTTTAGCGGTTGGAGTACTAGTTAATTTTGAAGCACTACCTAGGTTTTCTTTAATAGTAGTCTTTACAACTTTAATTCCCTCGTTTAAAGTTTCGAATACCATTTTTACTTCACCTACGGTGTTTGCTTTATCAAATGAACTTAATACTTTTACCTTTTGACTTTCATTCAAATTTTTAGATTTGAAGATTTTGTTTGAATAAAGTAATTTAGCGTTTAGCAAATTGATTTCATTCAATTCATTTTTAAGGATTTTGATAGTAGAATATGCTTCAGCTAATTCTTCTTCCATACCTTCACGAGCAGCTACCTGAGTTGATGTTCCTGCGCCTAATTTTTGTAAAAGAGATCTTGGATCACCAAATACTTCTCTTTTAAATTCATTCATGTTAGCAATTACATCTTCTCCTGGGTTTTCTCTTTTAAGTTTTGAGAATTCAGCAAGAGCTTTCTTTAAAAGAGGATCAGCGATTTGTTTTTTCTTAGCTGGGTCTGTTTCAGCTGCTACAGCTTTAACTACATCTTTGTTATCAGCCATTAATTGAGCAATAACGGTTTTGTAGCTATTACCACCTTTTTTACCTAATCCAAAAATTTCATCAACTGGTTCTTCCATTTCTTCAATTTCTTTTAAAAGTTCAGCTAAATCTACTTCTTCTTCAGATTCCTCTTCAGTTTTTTCTTCAGCTCCTTCTTCATTTTCCATACCTTCATGTCCTGCTTCAAGTTCACCTGCTGCGATCATGTCTTTGATTACATCTTCGATCATGTCTTTAAGGTCTTCGTCAGTCATGTCTTCAAGATCCATTGGTTCACCTTCTTCTTCATCTGATTCTTCATCAGACATATCATCTGACATGTCATCATCTTCAGCTTCGTAAAGGCCTTCCATTTCATCTTCTTCGTTTAATTCAGCCAAAAGCTCTTCCAAATCAACTTCCATCATGTCTTCATCTTCATCAAGAGCTTTTTCAAACATGTCATTATTGTACCCAGTGTTTTCTTCGGTATCAAATTTACCGAATCCATCTTCATCTACAGGCTTAAACTTTGTAAGTTTAGCTGCTTTTTTAGCTGTATACGCTGGGTCGTCATATTCTGTTTTGTCTGTTTTGTACTCATCTTCCATTTCTTGGAGTTTAAGTGAAAACATTGACTTAAGTTGTGGTGTGAACGCTTCTTCAAGGGCTGCTTTTGCATTTGCTATTGCCGTTTCTTTAACAGCTTTAGCGTCAGCGATTGCTTCTTTAAGCATTGCTCTGTTTGTTGCCATTTTTTTCCTAAATTGTTTTTTGTTGGGAAAGTACGTTTATTATACAAACGTAATAGAAATTATTTAATTGATATCACATAAGGTTGAGGGAGTGATATATTCGTGTTATATATATGTGTTAAAATTATCAAAGTCGCATAGATAAAAAAAGCCCTCAATAAGAGGGCTATTTTATTTAATTTATATGTTACTTAAAATATAGGGCATGTACCTTTAGCACATAATATTTCTGTAATAATTGAATTTGTTTTAGCGTATGGGTCCAAAAATGTTGAACGTGATTCATTTAATGCTCCGTTTTTCATCCATGAATCTGGGTTTGAAGGGTTTGAAACTAAATCCCAAGTTAATAACTCAAAATCATCTTGTACCTCCATTACTTCACCCATTTGTTTTAATGATCCCATTCCACGTGAAGAAATTCCAATTAATAAACCATTTTTAACTAATGCACCCGCTATGCGGCCAGATGAAGTACCTAAATCTCCCATATCAGAGAAAATTTCTACTTTACCCCATATTTCATCACCTTTCCAATACAATTCACGTATCGCATGTGATGCGTTTTTAAGGTTGATTACTTGCGAGTCGGGATGATCCAATTCACCACATGTTTCAGTTGATTTCATTTGAATTTTGCGTGTAAAATTGTCGATTTCACGCTCCCATAATTCTTTTTTATAATAGCGACCATTACCGTTTTTTACTTCAACAGTAGCTAAAATACCTTCAACAAAAACATTTCCATTATTTTTCATCCCTTCCAATAATGAAAGTGGTTTAGGACTAAAATGGCGGGTCTCTATAAGTAGTTGTTTATTCATCTTAGTATGGTTCGTAGGCATCTAATTCATCATCTTGACCAACATCTGAACCTTTTTGCCATTCAAGGTAATTTTTTAAATGGTTTCTATCTTGAAAGGATAAATTTTGGTAATTGCTAATAATTGAATCAATTTTTTCTCCAGCTCTTAATCTTTGATTAGCATCTTCAATATAATCAGGGGCAATATCAGCTACAGCATCTTCAGCATTATCCATTTCATCAATTACTTCTTTTTTTGAGCCTTTACCTTTAACTTTACCCATTATTTTTTCTAGTTTAGCTTTTGCTTTTTCTAGAGATTTAATGTTTTTTGAAATTTCTTTAACTTTTTTATCGTCAGTAAGATGTTTCATATCCTCATCTTCGTCAAGTTTAGAAAGTTGGGATTGTTTTTTATCAATTAAAGATTGAATTTTTTCCATTTTAGATTGTAAAACTTCATGCTCAGCTTCTTTATTGATTTGAGCAAGATCTTTTTCAACGCTTTCCATTAAAGATTCAGCCATTTCCTCTTCCATTATGTTCAAATTAGGAAATAAGAAATCTCCTTCACTCCAGTACTGTTTATCTCCAGCTTTATTAAATTTATCAGCTTTAGCTTTTTCTACTTCAGCATTTACTGGGTGGTATACTTTAAATTCTTTTGGGAGATTTACAATTGGTCCATAATTGTCAGGTTTATTCAATATTTGTTTAACCATAGGGGGAATATCCATAATCAACTTTTTAATAGCTGGTTGGTTAGCATATCCTTTAACTAAATTATTATATAAAATATCTGAAATGTAAAATGTATTACTGATTGGGTTATATACCATATGGTCTCCAAAACGTTTTCTAATATTTACAGGAAAGGGTAATTGATTTGGGATAAATCTTCTACCACCACCACCACCTGAAACGTTTGCTGTGCTAATGCTAGGCATTTGATATGCTTCTTCCAATTCAGCATCAATCATCTCACGGATAGCTCTACGTAATTTGTCTTCTTCATTTAAGGGTTGAATCGATTCATTTAAATCACCATACCCACTACCTTTATATTTACCTTTAGCTTCTTTTGGCATACCTAAAGCAGGAGCTTCATCAGTGTAACCTAAACCTTTAACTCCAAATTGAGCATTTTTAGTATAGTAAATTGGATCTTTAGATAAATTCTTGAATACTATATCTTTTAATTCCTGCATTGTTTTTTCGGAATTTTTAGGGTCTTTCATTTCAGCATAATAACCCATCATAATTTGACCAAAGATCATATTGTCAGGATTTTTCTCATCTGTATTGTCAAAGTTATGAGACGCATCTTCTTCAACTTTTTTAGATACTTTTTTCTCTTCAGCTTTTACTTTCTCGTCTTCGTTTTCTTTTTTCTTAGCTTCAGCCAAAAATGCTTCAAACGCAGTTTCATATGACTCTTTTTTACGAGGTTCATACCCAGCAACAGTAGTTAAACCAATTACATTTTCTGTAATAATGTTTTTGGTAATAAGAGAAGCAGATGCTTCTTCAAACGTAGCAGCGTTGCGTACGATGTCAGGGAATTGACGTTTTGCTTCAGTAAGGAAAACACCTTTATGTCCTTTACCTTCTTTAATCAATAAATACTGATCTTGTAGTGTCTTTTTCATTTATTTTTCTGATAAGAGTTTTTTTATATCTGTTAGATAACTTTTAACCATTTCGATTGGTTTTACTATATCGTATGAACCCGCGTTGCCGCTATAAAGTTCAATAGTTTCATTTTTTGCATTTGAAATTAATGGTGAAATTTCATTCATTAATTTTTCGATTTCAGCAATACTTTCTAAACGTTTCTTTTGAAAAGAGTTTACTTCGTTTAATGTTTCATCTTCCCACAATTTTTTAATATCGTAAGATTTTGGTTTAATTTTAGGAACTGGTTTAAAGCCTAATTTATAGTAATAAATATTTTTAGTTCCCTTAGAATTAGTTTTTTTAGCAAATGCAGCCGGCGTAGCATAATTATCTCCTTGCCCTGCTGTAAAAGTAGCACCACCCATATTTGTAGCACTCATTTCTGCTAATTTTTTTCTAATTATTTCTTTAAGCTTATCCATTTACTGTTTCCAATTCATTGATTAAATCGTAATACTGTAACAAATCAACTAAATCGTTATCTGTAACCTTAGCATTTTTAGCTGGGGTTGTTACGAGGGAAATAATTTCGTTAATTTTAATTTTGGTAACTGGGTTTTTGGTTTTCTTATTTAGAGCTAATAATTCCTCTTTAATTTCGGTAACTTTATTTGAATAAAATTCTTTTAAGCGTGATGTATTATCGGAGGATGTAATATATTCCTTAAGAATAGCTTTTTGTTTCGGATGTAAAACATCATACTTTTCATTAAAGTTTTCAAGCACCATTTTATATGCAAGAAAGCGAACATCTTTATCTGCCTTTTGAAATTCTTCCATTACCTCATCTCTAACTTTATCTTCGGTAATTTGAGCAGCCGTCAAATGTTCTAAAATAGTTACTTTGTTAGTAATAATTTGATTTGGATCAGTAGCTTGCGCGTTATTAACTTCTAGCAACGTGTAAAAAGCAGCATAAACTTTATAATTAGGGAGTTTATGATTGAAAAATTCATTTAAATCGTAATTCTTTTGGATTTCGCTAATTAAATTATATTTTTGTCTTTTAATAATTCCTCTATTTAATGTTTTAGAAGAGTCAGTTAAAGTACTAATAATAATATTAGCTTTAGTTTCAGTTAATGATGTTTTTCTCAAAAGGGTTTCATACAACTTGTACTCACGACCTAATTCCGTTTTAACGAAATATTTTTTAAGTATATCTTTAGCGGGTGAATCCTTACCGTCTAGTGTATCGGTAGTAATTTGTCGAACTAAAAGTTCAAAAAGGATACCCGTATTTTTATACTTTGAATGTTTAACTTGCATTCCTTATGGATTTGTTTATTTATAAATATATGAAGTTTTTTTATTCTCGTATTTGTGATTCATCTAAAAGTGAATTTCCTCGAACATCGGATTCAAATATCATTTGTTTCTTTTGATTTTTGATATCATTGAACATTTTTGCGTTCTTATTTCGTTTTGTTTGAGTTTCTAAAGCTAGAGGAGATCCACCTTGAAATTTAGGTTTAATTGAATCTGATTCGTCACCATCTACTTTCATGCCTGTGGCTCCAATTCTATCTTTACCTAAAGCATTGTCTTGGGTATTTTTATCTGTTACTTTTTCTTCAGGGCGTCCTAGTGGTTTATCTTCATCATATCCTACAGGTACCTCACCAACATCGTATCTACTTCTTCCATATAGTGAAGCTAAGTCATGTGGTGTTCCGTAAGATTTACCTGTTTCTGATGGGTCATTCCCTTCATTTTCAATTTGGGCTAGACGGAATTTGCGTTTTGCATCTTGGATAATCAATTCTCTATATTCATCGTATTGGTCTTCACTCAAATGGAATATGTTTTCATAGATCCAATCAGTAGGCATCAATTTAGTTTCCATCATTTGAGCAGCTAAATCTACTTTTTCTTTCATTAACGCAATTCTTTCTTGATCGTAAATGATTGAAGGTGTAGTTAAAGACAATTCAAAATTTGTTAAATTTTCATCGTTGTATCCTTGAGTATATAAGTGAACTAGTGCAATTTTAGTTAATTCCGAAACTACAATACGTTGGATACGCTCAATTGTACGTGCAAATCTGATGTCTTCTGCGGCTAATGTAGCTTTACCTGTCAAATCTTTTTCATAGCCCATAAACGCTTTTGGGACCTTAAGGGCAGCAAATAATTTATCTCTTAAGTATTCAACATCGGTAATTCCATCCCACTGTAAACCACTTAAATTATCAATTTTAGTTGATTGATCATTACCTCGCATAGGGATATAAAAATCCTCAAGTAGGTTTTGCATGTTGTACTTCAAATTATAATCACCTGTTTGTTGATCAATATATGGAGTACGTTTCATTTTAGAAATTGTTTTCTGCATGAAATTTTCTACTTCAGCAGGTGCAATATTTCCAACATTAATATAGAATATACGTTTTTCAGGTGCACGAACAATACGGTGAATTAACATCGCATCTTCCATCATAGTATATTGCTTAAATAATTTACGAGCAGGCTCTAAATATGATCTACCATAAGGTAAAAAGTTAGTATCTGTAAGTAAACGGAAGTGAGACATCTCGTAATTGTCAAAGTAAATTGAATTAGCTTGTCCACCTGAATTTGGTACATTGTAATAACCATAATCTGAAGGGGAAGAAATTCCATCAGGGTCAAATCTAAATCTTACTGAGTTTGGGTGATCTTTATCGTACCCATCTTGTCTTTCAATATGGAATGCATTGTAAGGGATAACATTATATACACCAAATTTTTCAGCAATCTCTAATTTTAAGAAAAAATCACCATATTTCAACATATTACGAATCCAAGGCCAAAGATTAAATTCAATATTTAACACATCGTAAAATAAGTTATATAGAATTTTTTGTACATCTTCATCCGAGCTACGGATTTGAAGTACTTCTCCCATATCATTACGCAACGTACTTTCATCAGCTAAGATATCTAAGGCAGAAGCTACAATAGCATCTGTATCCATTGAATCATATTCTGAATATAGTGTAGGGCGTAATGTTTGGTAATTAAAGCTACTTTGGTATCCGTAAATTGAGGTGTGGGAGTTAGTATAGATACGATTAAATCTATCTACTAATGAATTTGTTTCATATTCACCCGAGATTTGGATTTTGTTAATATCCATTAATTTCAATTGGTTACCACCGTCATTACGGATCATAACATCTGTTGAAAATAATCGTTTTAGTCTTGAAAATAATCCTGTATCTGCCATTTTTTTATTTTATTAGAGTAACCAAGAAATATCTTCTTGATCGTTTGAATATGGGTTATCTATTTTATATGGGTTGTTATTGAATTGATTAACACTTGGTGTTGAAGAATATCCTCCAGAGTATCTAGATGTGTTAGTTGATATGTTATTTAATATGCTTCTAGTCATATCCATTCCACGTTGTCTTAATTTAAAAGCAGTTTCACGTAAGTAACAACCCATTGCAAATGCCATTACCAAATCATCATTGTAATTTGATTGTGCTTCTGCTCGGCCATTTCTCCAGATAAATACTTTCATTTCCTCCAATAAACGAACAGAGTGGAAGGTAACCCCCTTATCTTGAATAGCTTCTTGAAACTTTCCAATTGCTATTGGACGAGTACCAGTTGACATGGTAAATCCAGGTGTCATTTTAGTAGTATCCATGTATGGATCAAAATATGAATCAACATTATTTGCTCCACCTTTGGGTGAATGGTAGAAGTTTTGATATCCTCTATCTAAAATTGTTTGAACTGTTGACCAACCTACACTTGAGTTTTCAACTGCAAGTAAAGCATTATTGTATTCTGTAGCTATACTAACTAGTAAGTGGCCGAAATCTTTTGTATTGACTTGACCTCTATATTCACCTACTTGTGTAAATGTTTCAACATCCCAAATATGAAATGTTGAATAATCTTTTCCATCACCACGAGCAACGTCAGCTGTAATTAAATAGTTTCTAGAATAATCAGCTGGTTCCCAAATCCATAAATTTTGGTCTACTCCACGTTTTTCAAGTGGTTCTTTAATCCAAGTTTGCTCATAGAATTGAATATCTTCAGGATAAAATACTGTATCACCAGAAGTAGTAAAATCACAATCACATTCTTGAGCTGCCATTCTAGCACCTAAATCAGCATCTTGTAAATCTCTCCAAGATTGATCACGTTCAGGGTGTACTTGCCAAGGTAATCTAATAGGTAAGAAACTATTTTCTCCCATTTCAGATTTAACCCATGTTTGGTGGAACCAATTTCCTGTACCATATGGAGTGGATAATGCAATACATCCACCACCTGTAGCTAAGGTTTGTTGAGCAGATGCCCAAATTTCTCCAATGTTAGTAATAAAAGCGGCCTCATCGATTATTAATAAAGTAACGGCTTCTGAACGGCCAGCATCACTTGATGCCGCAGTTGCTTTAATTTGGGAGCCATTGTTTAATCGTAACGTTAACTTGCTGTCTTCAACGGGTTTATCTTTTTCTCTTAACCACGAAGGTAAACTGTCGTACATAAATCGTACTTTTGTAACCATGTTTTTAGCAGTTTCCTGCTTGGTTGCAATACAAAGTACGTTTTTGTCTTGATGAAATAACATTAACCAAAGAGAATAACCTGCTGCTAATGTTGATATACCTAACTGTCTAGATTTTAAGACAATTGAATAAGGATTTTCTTGAAATAAAGTTAATACTTTTTCCTGAAAAGGATATAAGTTAAATTGGATACGTCCACGTTTTGGGTGTTGAATGTAACAATATTTTCTCATGAAGTAGGCCGGTGATGCGGCACACTTGACATATTCTTCACGAATTAATTGTTTTAGTTCAGACATAATTTATTTAACTAATGATAATGTAAGAAGGGAAATTAATGTTCCCAAGAATCCTCCAGCAACCCATCTAAGTCCCTTTTTAAGGTTGTTATTTTTATCTGTTAAATTAGCTACGTCTTTTTCAAGTCCCGTAATTACTACAGACTGTTTTTCTTGGATGTCTGCGTAGTTTTTAACTTGGGATAGATAGTTCGTATCTTTTTTAATATAGATTTTAATAACACTATCTTGTTCAGCAATTTTTCCATTGAGTTGTCCTACTAAATCTTTAGT